ATGGAACGTCGTGCAGATCAATTTGATATGGACAACGATTGGGATACTGAGAATGCTAAGTTCAAGGCTACCGCTCGTTACTCGTTCGGTTGGACTGATCCTCGCGCCCTGTACGCTTCTCCTGGCGCTTAATCATTGACTTACTTGGGAGGGAGTTAATCCTCCCTCTCAACTTATAAAGGAAATCAAATGATTTTTCTCCCCGAGTTTCAGGTAACATCGACTAGTAATGTCAAAGCAAGTTATTGCAAAACCATTGCTATCAATCGTACTGATAACACCTATACGCAAACCCAATCTGGTGCTAACCTGGTTAAAGCGGTGATTCCTGCAGATGCAACTCTGCAAGACTTTGCTCTTTATTCTGGTACTGGTTCCAATGCAGGTACTTCTGCTAATGTATATGTCGGTGCTGTTATCCCCTTTAGTTCGATTACGTCTACTACCACTACTGCAACTGTTACTACTCCAGTGTTTCATAACCTGGTTACTGGTGACACCATTGTTGTAAATGGTACTGGTCAAGCTAACTTTGATAAAGCAACTCCGGTTGCCATCACTGTTACTTCGACTACTCAATTCACGTATTCGATTACTTCAACTAGTGCAACATCTACCATTGGTTCTATTGCTTGTGTTAGCTATTTCATGAATCCGGCTTCGGTATTGAATAGTGCTCAAGTGACTGTAACTGCAACAGGATCGCCGTTTGCTTATACAGCCTCCACCTATGGTAATTTGGTTGTGAATGGTGGTACTGTTAGTGCAATCACTCTAACCCGTCCTGGTGGTTCTGCTGTTACCCTTGGTGTAGTTGCTGGTATGTTCCCTGTCCAGGCTGGTGACGTTGTTACCATCACCTACACAGTGGCTCCAACAATTACCTTTATCCCAACTGATAAATCGTCTGTTGGTTATATTGGTACAGTGACTAAACGTGTTGGTCCTACTGCAGCTGGTTGGATTAACGCTGCTACTGGTACAGCTGGTGTTCCAATGGGAACTGATGTTCAGGTTGTGGGCTTGTATCAGGAAACTGGGACTGCAAGTTCTGCAGGCGGTACATGGTATGTTACCGTCTGGTATGTTCGGTAATTAAAAATGGGGGATGTAATGTCCCCCTTTTTTTCTTTATTTTTAGAGAGTAACTATGTTTCCTATTCGTCCCTTTTGCCCGCTTCAGAATTCTTCTAACACGGTATCGGTTGCTGTAACAGCCTCCAATCAAAACATCACATTGCCTGCCCCTGGTATTGGTGTTAAATCTATGCGTCTTGTCAATGCTGGCACACAAGTTATCTTTGTACAATTTGGTACAACCTCGGTAACTTCTCCTGTAGCAACTACTACAACTTCTATGCCATTGCTTGCCAATACCACTCAAACATTTACTATGGACAACGATATTACTAGTATCGGTGTCATTGCAGGAGCTACCGGCTCCACTCTTTACGCCACTGTGGGTACTGGATACTAAATGCAAAACTGGCTTAAACTAGGGGACTACAATGCGGTCTGCGACAGCTGTGGCCGCAAGTTTAAAGCCTCCACAATGCTCAAACGGTGGGATGGATTATTTGTTTGTAAAGAAGATTGGGAAGTTAAACATCCTCAACTATCCTTACGTGTCACAGAAGATAATCAAACTGTTCCTATTCCTCGTCCAGAACCAACTCAAGATACTTTCATTAATGTATGTTATATTTGGAATTCTGCTGCTTATGCAGATATGGGTACAGCAGACTGCATGGCTGCAGACTATACCCCAATATCATACCAATCATTAGTTAATTCTCAAAACATGCCTTTTGGCTATAATAGTTAGACTTCACCGAAGACGGCGTTGTTAGTTTATAAGGAGTATCCAAATGGATGGAGAAACTCTCACGTTAGGAACGCATGAGGCGCATTCTGCTTCTCGTGCTGAACATCTTGAAGAAACAATACAACATTTGAAGGAGATTGCTATGCATGGAGTAGATGATCGTGTAGATGTCCAAAACTTCCTTGGAGGCGGTGGAGGGGGTCTTGGTGGTATGGGAGCTGTTGCAGGAGGTCTAGGAGGTCTTCTGCTTGGCGCTTTACTTGGCAATCGTGGTGGATTGTTTGGGGATCGTGGTGGAGATGGTGGAGGCAGCAATGTTCCAGAATTCTTCACCCTTAATAAACTAGGTAACATTGAAGCTCAGATCAATGGCGCTGAAGCTGCTACACAAGCAGCAATCCATACAGACGGTGATCGTACTCGTGCCCTCATCACTGCTCAATATGAAGCAACTCTCAATCGTGAACTGACTGAAGCTCGTGCTCGCCAACACGCAACAGATATTGTCATTAACATGACACAACAGCAAACTCAAACCCAAAATCAGAACCTTATCAATGGCCTCTGTAACAGTGTAAATGCTCTTATGCAAGAGCAAGTACGCCAAGGTAGTGTCATTTATAACTCTGGTGTAATGGCTGCTAGTGGAAACCAAACCTCCACTTCTAGTCAAGTCAAACTCTAACGAGTTTTCCTCAGCATGTTTAACTTGCTGACTGGTCCCGCTCAAAAGGCGGGATTTGCCATACTACTCCTAGAATCTATGGGTTCAGGACTCACTCAAGAGCAGCAGACATGGCTCTTGCAAAACTTAAAACAACTTCCCGATTATTTGAAGTCAAAAGAAGGCGCGGAGGTAATGAGAGCAGTCATAGACTGTTATCGAAGTCACATAAACAGGGAATAAAATGTCATTTGACCAAGCATTACAAATTATCTTCGGAGGTGGTATGGTAGCACTAGGCTGGTTTTGCCGAGTAGTGTACACAGCTACTCAAGAACTTAAAGATGATCTTTCTGATCTCAAGGTTTCCATAGCAAAGGAATATCTTCCAAAGGAAGACTTTAATCGCTTGGCAGATGAGTTGAAGAGTTTACTCACAAATATTTCCAACAAATTAGATAACAAGGCAGACAAATGAACTGGTTAGACACATTAAAATCTCTTGCTCCTACAGTAGCAACGGCCCTTGGTGGTCCTCTTGCTGGAGCAGCTGTAACCGCCATTGGCGGCGTCTTGGGTATTTCCCAACCCACACAAGATAAGATTAGTCAAATGTTCTCTGATGGTCAGATTACCCCAGACCATCTAGCTGCCATTCGTGAACTTGAAATGCGCTATCAGAATGATGAGAAAGAGCGTGGATTCAAGTATGCTGAGCTTGCTTATAAGGATGTAGATTCTGCACGACAAATGCAGATGGTTACTAAGTCCTCTACTCCTACCATCTTGTCTTATGGTGTTCTAGTTGGTGGTGGCCTTATGATGGCCTCTGTACTAGCTGGATGGGCTAAAGTTGATTCTGTCCTAGCTGGTACTTTGATTGGATATGCTGTTTCTGAAATGAAAGCTGTTCTTCAATACTGGTTTGGGTCTAGTCAAGGTTCCCAAAACAAGGACATTCTTCTTGCTAACTCTCAACCTGTAAATACACAATGACTAGTAAAACTTTCGTAAGCGGAACTGTTGTAGATTCTGCATGGTTGAATGATGTTAATACCAAGACTTACGCTGATCCTCAAATCGCAGTATTAAGTGCTCCAACTGGAGCTACCCATGTTGGTTATACAGAAGGAGGTAGTGGAGCACTTTCTAGGACTGTTGCTGCTAAATTACAGGAATTTGTAACTGTAACTGATTTTTCAAATTTACAAACTGCTTATAATGCACTCCCTTCCAC